AAGTAAAAGAAGATTTAGACATATAGTAAATGCTAAAATGATATATTCTTATTTATTGCATAAGCAAGGATATGGTTGTTCTGTAATATCTAAATCAATAGACATGAATCATGCTACAGTTTTACATTATTATCGTACTATGGAAAATTATATGAAAACTGACTTTGAATTAGTAAGAAATTATGAGTTATGTAAAAAGGCTTATTATGGTAAAGCAGACCCTGTAGATTATTTGTCAACAATAGAATTAAAAAAAGAAGTGTTAGTATTAAGACAAGAAAATACAGTGATGTTGTTTAAATTAAATGCTGAGAAAGATAAAGATGAACGTTTAAAAGTTTTATATGATATAATAAGAGAACGCACAAAAGAAGGTCATGAAAAAGAAATGGCTGTCAAATTGACTAGACTTTATAATTAGTTCACAATATGAATTCAAAAACAAAAATATTAAGTAAATTAAACCTTGTACTTGAAGATTTTCAAATGTTAAGAGATGAAACATGGGTTCCTGATATAGAATCATGTGAAGCTAGCATTGATAATGTAGAAAGTATTATATATATAATAGAAAATGAGTAATGAAAAACCATGGAATGGTCAATACACAGCTTTTAATGAAGCACTTAAATATATGCTTGATAGACAAAGTGGTAAAGAAAAATCTATACAAACACCATGGCCTAAATTTAATGATGCAGTAACAGATGGTTTAGAATGGAATACTCTTACAGTAATTGGTGGAAGACCAGGTAGTGGTAAGACATTAATAAAAGATCAAATAATTAGAGAATCATTTGTACGTAATCCTGAAGAAAAATATAGAGTTCTTGAATTTCAATTTGAAATGGTTGGTAGAACTTCAGCATTAAGAGAATTTAGTTCTATAACAGGTAAAACATACAAAGAACTTTGTAGTGCTGGTAGTGTATTAGACCCAACAACTTTTACTAGATGTCATGAATATTCTAAAGAAAGAATAAAATATCCAGTTGATATTGTTTCAACACCTATGACAGTTAATCAAATGAGAGAAACTGTAGATAAATACATGGAAGAACATAAAGGTCAAAAAACTATTATAACTCTTGACCATAGTATACTTGTTAAAAGAGCACCTTATCAAAATAATAGATTAGATATGTTATTTGAATTAGGTGAATTTTTTACTCAAACTAAACGTGAATATCCTTGTATGTTTATATGTTTATCACAATTAAATAGAAACATAGATAATCCTGATAGAGCAATTGATGGTAAATATGGTAACTATGTATTAGAATCAGATATATTTGGTTCAGATGCAATGTTGCAACATGCAGATACTTTAATAGGTATTAACAGACCCGCTAAACAAAAGATTAAGTTTTACGGGCCTGATAGATATATCATAGAGGATGATAAAACATTAGTATTACATTTTCTTAAGGCAAGAAATGGTGATACTAGAATGAGTTTCTTTAAAGCAGCATTTGAAACAATGGAAATTCATGAAATGGATACACCGCCTCAACAAGAAAGAAGATAAATTTAAATTATTATTATGACACCAACTGAACGTAAAGAAAAAGTTTTAAAGCTTAAAGAAGAACATATATCTTATTTTAATAGTATGCATTTACCTAATGCAGTATATATTCCCAAAATGGCATATAGACCAGGAAATAAAGATGAACTACATGTATCGTTTTTTCCTAGTGAATTACAAAAAGAACAAGATATATATACAGAATTTGTAAGTATTGATTATGACATTGAAGATCCTAAAAGGACTTTATATTTAATTAAATATAATCCACATTGGAAAGATGAATATGAAATAATTACAAGTAATTCTGGATTTGAAAGACATATTATTCCTGTGTCTGAATTAAAAGTAATCAATGATGTTGTAAGTAGAGGTTATACTGCCAGTGTAGAAGCAGGCTTATCACCTAAAGGAGTATTTAATGCAATACCTAATCCAGAAACCGAAAGGGATATAGTTGATGTACTCAAAGGAATAGAAAAAGCATTATTAAGTATAAACCAAAAATTAATTAAATAAATATGGCACAAAGTGTATTAGTCATTGCTGACTCAGGGACTGGAAAATCAACTTCAATTAAAAGTTTAAACCCTAAAGAAACATTTATAATAAACATTGCAAATAAACCTTTACCATTTAAGGGTTGGAAGAAAAATTATAGTAATATTTCAAAAGATAATCCAAAAGGAAATATGACATCAGCTTCTTCGGCACCAGGAATAATTAAAGCAATGCAACATGTTAATGATAAAATGCTAGAAATCAAAACTTTAGTTGTTGATGATTGGCAGTATATGAGCTCATTTGAATATTTTGATAGAGCTAATGAAAAAGGTTATGATAAATTTACCTCAATTGCAGCAAATTTGGCTCAAGTAGCTAAGATGCCTAAAGATATGAGAGAAGATTTGACAATATTCTTTTTGACACACTCAGAAGAAAGTACTGATGTAAATGGACACAGAAAAGTAAAAGCAAAAACAGTTGGTAAAATGATTGATAATACATTAACTTTAGAAGGTCTATTTTCTATAGTGTTATTTGGAAGAGTTAAAAAGACTGAAGATGGTCTAGAGTATGGATTTGATACTCAAAACAATGGTGAAAATACTTGTAAATCACCAATGGACATGTTTGAAGAATCCTTTATAAATAATGATCTACAATTTGTTAAAGATTGTATAATCAACTATGAAAATTAAATTAATTAAAATGTTAGAAACAAAAAACACAAAAACTATGTTAAGTACTAAAGACATGTCTGCAGGAAGTGGACGAATTAAACCAGTATTGGGACCAGGAAATCATGTAATAAAAATTAATTCAATTACATTTGACAAAACACCATATGATGCAGATGCATTTAATATTATGTTACATGTTGAATCAGAACCAGTAAATGGTGAGTTTGAAGGATTTTATAAGGACATGAACAATCATGGTGCAGGTAGATATAAAGGACAAGTAGGTAGAATTAGATATAGCCCTTATCCATTTAAAGATACTACATTACCTAGTGGTCGTGAAATTGAAAGAGATCAAGAAGTTCTTAAATCAATGATATTTTTATCTGAACAACTAGGTAAAAGATCAGAATTAGATGCTATTGAGGCAGGAACTATTGAAGATTTTATGACTAAATGTGATGTTCAATTAGGTAACAGTGCATTCTTTAATGTATGTATTGGATCAAGAGAATGGGAAAACAAAGATGGTTATGTTAATGATGATCTTTATTTACCAAGAATGTCTAAAGATGGAATACCTGTAGAAACTATAGGTAAGGAACCATCTAGACTTCTTAAATTTGATAAATCTACACATGTTAGAGCTTTAGCAAAAAAAGAAACTGACACAAATCAAACTACAACAAACTTTGAAGGACAAAGTGGAACTGGTTCAGATTTTGAATTGTAAAATTAAATGGGGGATGGGAAACTGTCCCCCTTTTTATATATGATAAGCACAAAGAATTTAATATTAGATGAAAGTAATATACCCAGTACCTGGGTGTTTGAATATTATTTAGATCTACCAGAAAGATTAACAGGACAGAATGTAAAAATTCAATCTATATTTAATCCAACTGAGAAGACTCCAAGTATGTGGATATTTTTAGACACTAAGAATAATGAGTATAAGTATAAAGATTTTTCTACTGGCAATTATGGTAGTAAGATAGACATAATAAAGGAAATATTTAATTTAAATTATTCAAAAGCAGTATTTAAATTAGTACAAGAGTACAATAAATTTACATTAGACAAAGGAAAATATTCTCAAGCTGAAACAAAACATCATGCTAAATATAAAGTAGACTTCTGTAATAGCAGGTCGTGGAATAAATTAGATGAAAGATTTTGGTTATCATTTAATGTAGGTAAAACTATATTAGAAGAATATAACGTTAAAGCTTTAGAATACTATAATATGTCAAAGGAAGATGATGATGGTCTTAAGACACTTCAAATAAGTAATCCAAAATTATATGGATATTTTGATAAAGAAGGTAATGTATATAAAATATATCAACCTGGTCATAAAAAATATAAATTCATTAAAGTTAAAGCTCATTTACAGGGTCTTGATCAACTACAATATAATGAACCATATTTAGTTATATGCTCTTCATTAAAAGACGCAATGTGTTTAAAACAGTTTGGCTACAATTTAGAAGTTGTTGCTCCTGACTCAGAGAATACATTGATAAAACCATATATAATAGAAAACTTAAAATCTAAATATAAAAAAGTTATAACTTTGTTTGATAATGATACAGCAGGTATAAGTGCAATTAATAAATACAAGAGTATGTATGATATTAATGGTTTTTATATTAATTTAAGTAAAGATTTATCAGATGCATATAAAGAATATGGATTTGATAAAGTACATCATGAATTAAAACATTTATTAAATAAAACTTTAAAATTATGAAATGGTTTATACCAGGTAACGTCCCAAGTAGTAAAAACGGAAAAAGATGGACAGGAAAATATCTTATATCAAGTAAAACTGTTATGAAGTATAGAAAGGATACAGCTAACGTTTATAAAAAACAAGCTAAATCTTTTGCTAAAGAACTTTCTAAACATGAATTACCCGTTATAATATCTTTTAAATTTTTTAGAGGTAGCCGTCACAAGTTTGATTATCTTAATCCTGCACAAACAGTACAAGATGATATGGTAAAACACGGATGGATTGAAGATGATAATTGTGAATTTATAATACCAAAATTTGAAGAATTTGAATACAGTAAAGAAAGTCCTGGCGTTGAAATTAAAATTATAAAAAAAAATGGAAGAATTAAATCTAAAACAAAAAATAGAACTAAAAAGGATAAAAGATTATGATATTGCTAGAATTGATGTAGAATATTCTGGTGGTGGTGATGATGGTATGATTGACAATATAGATTACTTTGACATAAATGATGAAGTAATAAATTTTGATATTAAAGAATGTTTAGTAGAATATTTTTATTCTTATATATGTAAAAATATTGAATGGGATTGGATAAATAATGATGGTGGTTATGGTACATTAATTATTGATATATCAAAAAATGAAATAGATATTAATCATTATCAACGTCATACTGAATCATATGAATATTCACCAGATTGTAATAAAATATTTAAAGTATTAAATGGCGCATCCTAATATACATGCCAAATCTTCTGCAAAGAAATTTGGTGGTGTACCAGAAGACTACATAGATATACATCATTGGATGGATGACACAAAAAGTTGGGTGGGTAATCACTTGCATAGAATGTTTCGTCATCACAGTGAAGGTATATTTGAATGTGAAAAGAAATTTGGTTCAGAGTTTACTAATTCAAATGGAAAAACCGTATATACAAGATATGTTGCAGAACAACATGTTAAAGAAGATTGTAATAATTACATACCTTCTGCTAAAGAATGGATTAAAGTAATAAGTGATAAAGAAATGCCTTTATGGGCAGTAAAAACAATTAAAATAAATGACTAATAAAGAATATAATAAATTTAAAATATTATTATCAGCAAATAATGATGATCGTTCTGTTGGCATGGAAGCTTTAAAAAACATAGACTCTACATTAATACAAAAAATATTATTAGGTAAATATTTAAGTACTTATAAAAGACATGAATATGTAAAAGAATTTCCTGAAATAGAAAAATATTTAGTCCCGTGGAATGATTTATTTCCAATAATTAAAAAGTTAAAACCTAATACTTTGGGTAAAGAACTGGTTGAACAAGAGTTTTTAAATTCTTGTATAAATGTTATTAAAGAACATCATAGTTTTGTAAGTGAAATTAAAATTCAATTAAAATGGTAGCAGAAAAACTAGCAAGAGCTAGTAAGACATTAATATTATCAGAGCCCTTTTACGGGCTCTTTTTGGTTGGTCTAAATAAAGTAATAAGAAAAGACATACCTACAGCAGGTGTGAGTAAAAATGGTATAGGTATTCAACTATCTATTAACCCAGATTTTTTTATAAATTTATCTGACAAACATCAAATAGGTTTAATTAAACATGAATTACTTCATGTTTCTTTTGGTCATATGATAATGAGAGATTTATATTCTAATCATAAGTTATTTAATATAGCTGCTGATTTAGAAATTAATCAATATATAGATGAATCATATCTACCAGAAGGAGGTTTAATGTTAGATACTTTTCCAGATTTAAATCTTCCTACAAAAGCAGGGACAAAAGAATATTATAGACTTTTAGAACAGGCCCAAGAAGATGGTAATTGTTCTGCATTAAATGATATAATGAATCAAATGGATGGTGATAGTCAATATGATCATAAGACATGGGATGAGTTTGATGATTTATCTGAAGCTGATAAAAAACTTGTACAAAAACAAGTAGAACATCAATTAAAAGAAACCGCAGAGCAAACTGAAAAAAGACAAGGTAGTCTTCCTGGTGAACTTGCTGGTTTAATTGAAAGATTAAGATATATTAAACCAGCATCATTTGATTGGAAAGGTTATCTTAAAAGATTTATTGGTAATTCAACTATAACATATACAAAAAAACTTAAACGTAAATTTAATAAAAGATATGCTGCTAATCCAGGATTGAAAATTAAATTTAAAAATAATATTCTTGTAGGTGTTGACACATCAGGATCAGTAAGTAATGATGAATTAAAAGAATTTATGAATGAGATGGCTCATATGCATAAAACTGGTCATGAAATTACTGTTGCTCAATGTGATACACAAATTAATAGTGTAGAAAAATTTAATCCTAGAAAGGATTGGGAAGTAAAAGGTAGAGGAGGTACATCTTTTCAACCTGTAATAGATTTATTTAATAAAAAAAAAGGATTGTATACAGCCCTTATATATTTAACAGATGGTGAAGCTTATCCACCAGAAGATTGTCCAGCAAATACATTATGGGTACATAGTTCAAAATGTAATGTAAATGAAAGTTTACCGGGACAAAAAATTCAAATTAATTAATAAAATAAAAACTAAAAAAACATGGCACAAGTAAATTTAAATATTGATGAATGTAAAGATTTCGTAAATCATATAATTAAGAACAATAGGTTCTTACAAGAAGGAGGTAAAAATCCTGTTGCAGTAGAGATTGTTGGAGAATCAGGTATTGGTAAGACTTCAGCAGTTGTTGACTTAGCTAAAGAAAATAATTTAAATTTTGTTAAATTAAATTTAGCACAAATTGAAGAGTTAGGTGATTTAGTTGGTTTTCCAGTTAGACAATTTCAAATGTATAAAGAAAAGAATATAACTCCAAAAAAGATAGATGATCTTAATTATACAGCTGCACAAAAAGCTGCAGCTTCTGCACAAGTTGCAAATTCAACTATAACAAAGAAAGTTGGTCAATGGGTTGATGAATTAGCTGTTGAAGAATATCTTAGACAAGGTTGGAAAATGACAAGCAAAAATAGAATGTCATATTGTGCACCTGAATGGATTGCTGATGCAAAAGAGGGTGGTATTTTACTTCTTGATGATTGGAACCGTGCAGATATGAGATTTATTCAAGCAGTTATGGAACTTGTAGATAGACAAACATATATTTCTTGGGTTTTACCAAAAGACTGGCATATTATATTAACTTCTAATCCTGATAACGGAGATTATATGGTTAATAGTATTGACTCAGCACAAAAAACAAGATACATAACTGCTAATCTTAAATTTGATATTGAAGTATGGGCTCGTTGGGCAGAAAGTGCCAATATAGATTCAAGATGTATTAATTTTTTATTACTTAATCCAGAATTAGTAACACAAGAAACTAATGCAAGATCTATCACTGCTTTCTTTAATGCAATATCAAGCTTTGAAAGTTTTGAAGATAACTTATCATTAATTCAAATGATTGGTGAAGGTTCTGTTGGAGATACATTTGCATCTATGTTTACTACATTTATTAATAATAAATTAGACAAATTAGTAACACCAAAAGATTTATTGACTCATGAAAATGAATCATATATTCTTGGAGAACTTGGATCATGTGTTGGTAAAGATGATGCATATAGAGCAGATATTGCTTCAACATTAGCAACAAGATTAGCAAATTATGCTGTGGTATATTCAAAAGAGAAAACTGTATCACAAAAAATTACTGATAGATTAATTGCATTATGTACTAAAGATTATTTTACTAATGATCTTAAATATTTAGTTGTAAGAACAATCTTTAATGGTAATAAAAGTAAATTTAATAAAATGATGATGAATCCAGAAATAATTAAAATGACAATTAAATAATATGGCAAATAAAACAGTACATCAAACATTTAATAATGATGCTGTAAAACACTTTGATATTAACTGTGATCCTTATGGGATCATGGTTAATAACTCAGGATTAATAGAAACAGTATATATAGATGAATCAAATTATTTATCTAAAAAAATAGATAAAATACTTGAAGGTAAAAATGGTCAACCAGATATGAAGCTTTATAAAAAAGCATTCTTGTTTCCTAATTCACCTATATCACAAGAAAGAGTAAAATCAGCATTAAAAGAACATAAAATCACTTTAACAAATGATTATAATGAAGCAGATTTGTATTTGACACATTATGATCTTTCTAAAGATACAAATAATGGTGAAAATATAAGTAGTAGAGCTATGTTAGGTCAAATATGGAATTTTGATGCAATTGAAGATGGTCATTTTATTATAAATGAATATTGTGAACTTAATAGTAGAAATGGTGAATTAGCTAGAGTTATATATGATAATAAAGTTGAAAATTTTGTTAACATATATAATGCAACAAGACATTCTATGCCTTATGATTGTTGGCTTATAACAGGTCTTGCTATTAATGCAGCTTATGAAATAGAAGTTAATAATAAAGCTTGTTATGATGTTGAAAAAATAATGCATCAATCTGCAACTAAAACAGAATTAACTAAACAAATGATAGATGACATTGTATCTCAAGTAAAACAAGGACATGATGGTATACAATTTGTTGGAGCAATACTTCCAACTATTGATTTTAATTTAAATTATCATTTACAATGGGTTTTGGCTCAGGAAATTGGGTGTGATCTTTATTTATTTAATAGAAATAAAGATGTTCAATATTGGTTAAAAGCATCTGATTTTGAAGATTATAAGAATATAAGTGCTTTAGATATGATTCATCGTCTTGAAAATAGAGAAAAATTAGATAAAATAGCATTTAAGTATTTAGAACCTATTGTAAGAAAAGAAATAAGAATTGAAAATAGGGATCTTTATACTTTTAGAGTAGAAGTTAAACCAGAATATAAAAAATTAATGATATGACAAAATTATATACATACAATACA